TTTTTTTAAGCCCTAGGCCGGACTGACCGGCGTCCGGATCGCGTGGTGACGGACACGGATGGAGGCGACGCCCGCCGTGCAGGAGTGGCACGGGGCGTGCGAGTTCGCGGAGGGCCGCGCATATATTCGTTGTAAGTTGTCGTCACGGGTGTAGCGTTACGAAGGATATATGGACGAAAAAGGTTGATCATTGTGTGTGCGGAGTGCGGTCCTACGAGGCGCCGAGCCGCATTTTTGTTGTTAGTTTTAGGGCGCATGGCGGCAACGCGCCCCATGGCCTTGAACTTACCCGCGGCAGTCTGAACCTTGCCCCAGATTGCGTTCTGATACCGGTTGTTGTTCTCATTTTCAATGAGTTTCTGGCGATGCGGCAGGTTCAACCGGACGTACTTTTGGAGCCGCGGCATCAGCGCAGCCTGAAGCGCAGCCGCGTTGGCGTACCCGCCATTCACCTTGATGCGCTGCATAATAGCCTTGACCTCCCGCTGCGTCTCGGAGTTATTGAAACCGTAGCTGCGGGCATTTTTAGAGATACGGGAGAGCTGCGCGAGCCGCTTAAGATTCGCCTGGGTCCAGCCAGCTTTATTAGGGATGTATGAGAGGGTGTGACGAGGCATTGAGGTACTATTAGACTATATTTTAAGCCTCCGGGGCCGGTTCCGGGGCCGCGGCCGGTGCGCACTCTGGGCAGTTCGCGCACGGTCCACGGTTCACGACCGTGCACTGCCGAGCCCCCATCGCCGACAGAATCTTGACCAGAATCTTGTTCTGCATCTCGAAGCTCATGGCGATGCGCTCCGTCGCATCTTTCAGGCTGGACAGGGACGAAGCGATCGTCTCGCCCTCCTCGGTCGCGAGCAGGGACCCGAGCGCCTCGAACATATCCATACCGCCGTCCATATCGTCGTCGTCCTCGTCAAGCTCCTCCTCCTCCTCTTCCTCCTCGGGTACGACCTCGTGAATCTTAGCGCGAGACATTGTACTGTCGCCGTAGAAATTAAGGCTGAAATAAAATCGCGCGCACTAGTAAAATGCCCGGTGGCGGACTCCTGCAGCTCGTAGCTTTCGGTGCCCAGGATGTATACCTGACCGGCGAGCCCAAGGTGACATTCTTCCAAGCGACGTACAAGAAGCACACCAGCTTCGCGATGGAGACGGTTCAGCAGACCGTCAACGGCGCGGGTGGTAACGGCGGCATCTACACCGTCACCCTGGGTCGCAACGGTGACCTGGTCGGTGACATGTTCGTCACGCTGACGCCTACACAGTCGGTTGCTGCGAACCTGACGTCCACGAACTCGACCATGGATACCTGCTGGGTCGCCGAGCGTGCATTCTCGGCCGTCGAGCTCTACATCGGCGGCCAGCTCATCGACAAGCACCACCAGCTCTGGTTCCGCCTGTATGCTGAGGTGTTCCTGAACGACACCAAGAAGATGGACTATGGCCGCCTGACCTCGAGCCACGCCGCCAACAACGTGGGCGCTGGAGTGACGAGCCCGTCCAAGGTGTACCTGCCTCTGCTGTTCTTCTTCAACCGCAACCCGGGTCTGTTCCTGCCCCTGATTGCTCTGCAGTACCACGAGGTCCGTATCGATTTCCTGGTGAGCGACAAGTACAGCACGTACTTTGGCACGAACGGTATCGAGGTCTGGGCCAATTACATGTATTTGGGTGCCGAAGAGCGCGAGAAGTTCTCTAAGAACAACCACGAGTATCTGATCGAGCAGGTCCAGCACGTGACTGGCGACGCCGTGGGCTCGTCGAACGAGAACTCGCCGAGCGTCATCCGCCTGCAGTACAACCATCCGGTCAAGGAGCTCATCTGGTGCTACCAGGACTCCAACCCGAACACGAACCTGAACGCCATGTGGAACTTCAGCTCGTCCGTGTCGAACGTGAACGTGTCCGTGGACCCAGCCCGCCTGGCGGCCGCGACCGTCAACCCGATGCCGAACCAGGTGGGCGTGCCTCGCCTGTATATCCCGTCGCAGCTGTCGTCGAACCTGTTCATCACCCAGGATTTCGCCAGTGTCGCGGGAGCGTCCATGAATGTCCGGTCCAACGTTCTGTCGGGCAACGTCTTCTGGGTCGAGTCGGGCCTGGTCAATACGGGCGTCGCCAACGTGGCCTACGGCTACGAGGTTGGCCCGCTCCACAAGTTTAAGATTATGCTCAACGGCACGGACCGTTTCGCGGAGCAGCCCGGCAAGTACTTCAACCAGTACCAGCCGTACAAGTACCACAGCGGAGCTCCGTACCCTGGCATCTATGTGTACTCGTTCGGCCTCAAGCCGGAGGAGCACCAGCCCAGCGGCACGTGCAACTTCTCGCGCATCGACATGGCCCAGGTGGCAGTCAACCTCAAGACGGGCATGCCGGCCAACCTGGTCCAGAAGATGTTTGCGGTCAACTACAACGTGCTGCGGATCGCGTCGGGTATGAGCGGCCTCGCGTTCTCGAACTAAAGCGTCGGGTCCTTAACAGACCAAGGGATGCCTTTTGTGTATTCCATAAAGTGCAAACTAGAACCATTCAGGGAGTACATAGGTCAGACCATCCAGGACGACTTTCAAGTTCGATTGAACGGACACATTTCAGATGTTAATAGCGGGAAGAGAAGACACCTGTACAATTCTATTCGGAAATATGGATGGGACCAATTTGTGATTGAAATTCTTCACACTTTCCCCAGGGCGGGAGACTGGAAGGACCGCCTCGACGAGCTTGAGATTTCCGAAATTGCTCAGAGGGGTACCTTGGCACCAGGAGGGTACAACAACGAAACGGGTGGGAACCGTCAGAAGGTTCTTCACGAGGACACCAAGGCTAAGATGAGTGCAGTCCGCTCAGGCGAACGTCACGCCATGTTCGGCAAGAATCATACGGACGAGGCCAGGGAGCTTCTACGGGACGCGAACAAGAAGCCGGTCCAGCAGTGGTCGAAGGATGGGACCGAACTCCTCAGGACGTTTGGGTCGGTCGAGGAGGCTTCGGATCACGATGCACACTTGGCGGTGAACATAGGTCGAGTGTGTAACGGAAAAGAGGGGCGCAAAACGGCGGGAGGGTTCCACTGGAAATTCGTGGACGGCAACGACACTCAGGCCAAGGAGGTCCTGAAGTTTACGAAAATCCAGCAATGGTCTTTTGACCAGACGGAGCTTATCGAAGAATTTAGCACTATCAGAGAAGCTTGTAAAAAGACGGGCGCGGGTACGGGTAGGATAAGCAAGTGTTGCAAAGGCCTATCGCGCTCAGCCGGTGGGTTTAAATGGAAAGCTTTGACCTGAATTTTTTTCTTGGGTACTAATACACATGGCCGGCGGATTGATGCAGCTGGTTGCTTACGGCGCTCAGGACGTTTATCTGACCGGTCAGCCCAAGGTGACCTTCTTCCAGGCCATCTACAAGCGACACACAAATTTCGCGATGGAGAACATTCAGCAGACGGTGAACGGCACGGCCACCAACTCTGGCCGCGTGTCCGTGACCATCGCCCGCAACGGCGACCTGGTCGGCAACATGTACGTCGCTCTGCAGCTGCCGGCCGGTGCCCAGGCGCTGACGTCGACCAACGCGGCCTACGACACGTGCTGGGTGGCTGAGCGCGCCATCGCCGCCGTTGAGCTGACCATCGGTGGCCAGCGCATCGACAAGCACTACCAGACGTGGTTCCGTCTGTACGCCGAGACCTTCCTGGGCGAGTCTGACAAGATCGCCTACGGCAAGCTGGCGTCCAGCCCCCTGGCCACGGCCGACGCCACCAACAAGGCGTACGTGTACCTGCCGCTGCTGTTCTTCTTCAACCGCAACCCGGGTCTGTTCCTGCCCCTGATTGCTCTGCAGTACCACGAGGTCCGCCTGGACTTCGACCTGACGAGCTACATCCAGCAGTACTTCGGCTCCAGCCCGGTGTTCGAGGTGTGGGCCAACTACATCTACCTGGACACCGACGAGCGCCGTCGCTTCGCCCAGAAGGGCCACGAGTACCTGATCGAGCAGGTCCAGCACACCGGCGGCGACTCCCTGAGCGCCGCTGGCTCGACCGTGCGCCTGTCCTTCAACCACCCGGTGAAGGAGCTGATCTGGTGCTACCAGAACACGACCTCCACGGCCACCAACAGCATGTGGAACTTCTCGACCGGTGTGTCGAACGTGCAGGTCACCTGCAACGTCGCACCCCTGGCCGTGGGCGGCTCTGTCCTGCCTCACGTGGCTGGCTGCCCGATGCTGTACAGCGCGGGCACGCTGGGCTCCAACATCTTCTGGGTGGAGGAGGGCACCCAGGTGGCGGGCGTGGGCGGCTACGAGGTGGGTCCTCTGAACAACTTCAAGCTGATCCTGAACGGCCAGGACCGCTTCAAGGAGCAGCTGGGCAAGTACTTCAACCAGTACCAGCCGTTCGTGTACCACACCGGCACCCCCTACCCGGGTGTGTACGTGTACTCGTTCGCGCTGCAGCCGGAGGAGCACCAGCCGACCGGCACCTGCAACTTCTCGCGCATTGACAACGCGCAGGTTGCGGTGAACCTGAAGAACGCCTCGACGAACATGCTCCAGAAGATGTTCGCGGTGAACTACAACATTCTGCGCATCCAAAGCGGGATGGGCGGCCTAGCCTTCTCGAACTGATGGGTGGACTTGCCAATTAGTACTAAAAACCAAAAAAAGCGGGCTTCGGCCCCAAGAGTTGAGTCCCAACTCTTGGGGTTAAAGAAATACCTCCCATTACTATAAATGGACCAGGCCCCGACGAAACATTGTACTAACTGTACGCGAGGTCCTCAACCTCTTTCGGAATTCGAGGGTAAAAATGGTCGTCCATGTAACACGTGCTCTAAGTGCCGGGAAAAGGGGAAGAAGTACGACCAGAAAACCGAACGGAAAGAATACCACACCGAGCTTCAGAAGGAGCGTGGTAAAGACTATTGTGCGAAGCATCGTGAAAAGTTGAAAACAGGGGGTGAAGAAAAGGAGCACAATTTAGAACAGAAATGCAATTGGGCAAAATCTGACAAGTCGAAGGAACGTCTTTCAAATTGGAAAAAGTTGAATATCCATGACAGAATCGGCAGTTCGAGACGTCAAGCTAACGTCAAAGGTATTGAATGGCACCTTTCCGACGCCGAGGCTGAACTCATGATGACGGCCGAGTGCGTGTACTGCGGGCATCTGGATCTCGAGGTTTGTCTCAACGGGATCGACCGGCTCAACCAACAGGGAAATTACACTACAGAAAACACAGTAGCGTGTTGCTGGACGTGCAACTTCATGAAAGGGTGCATGGACCCGAAGACCTTCGTCGAGAAGGCTCGCATCATAGGGCGGTGCACCAGGGAGTTTCCCGGTGTACCCGTTCAGCCAAGGATCCGCCTGAAGCGCCAGGCCACCTGACTCACCTCGCCACAACCTGCCACGTCCCACCCGTCGCCCGGAACTCTTCCTCGATGACCGCAGCAGTGTATTCGGGATCAAAATTAGGAGCACAGCAAAAGACGTCAATATAAATCAGGTTACTTTCTGGGTACGTATGTGCAGAAAAGTGACTTTCAGAAAGCACAAGGACCCCCGTGGCCCCGATAGGTTCAAATTGGTGAAAGGCCCGGTTTACCACAGTAAACCCGCACCGCTCAGCAATTCGATTCATAATTTGTTCAAGGTGTCGCGCCCTCGAGACCCATACACCCGTGATGTGTCCGATGAGGTGCTTCATTACACATCTAACCAGACTTGGCCTTAACTAGGACGAGCGCCACGGACGCCACCAGGAACAGGACGCCAAAGAACGCCTGGCCCGTGTAATCCGGGTTCTTGCGCGCCTCGGCGATGTCCGCGATGCCGAGGGCGACGAAGATCAGTGTGAGGACATATAGGACCAGGTCAGGCGGGTAAAAGGCACTCATTTATAATACTCAAGTGAAAATAATGCTCGCAGCTGTTCTGGACCAGGCGCGTGCCCTGAATCTTCAGACTAAATTCGAAACCCTCGGGGCGACAGAGTTCAAGACGGCGATTCACCTCGTCAGACACGTCGTGCACACGTGGGACCTCACCGACGAGGACGTCCTGAAGATTCTGAGCAAGGTGACAGACGGGCCTCACGCAGATGACGTCAGGGTTCTCCTCGACTCTGGGGCGATCGCGTGCGTGTTGAGGTTCTTGGAGGCTGAGGGCCGCCCGGAGGTGCCGACCGGGTGCTTTACACCCCGAGGCCGTAAGCGTTCTGCGGCCCGTACGCCTTGCCCGCGTTTCCAGATGTCCGGTACGTCTGGTACAGGTACAGCAGGAACAGTCCAGCAATCATGAGCGCCGTGGCGCGCAGCACCCGCGAGGGCACCTTGCGGCTCTCGGGCTTCAAAAAGTCCTGGAGACCGAAGAGCATAAGTGCAAGACCCAGGACCGACAGGATGATCTGGATCTCGCGAGCCATTAGTACTTAAGGACATTTTAATTTGGTACTGCAAATGGACACCGGGGTGGCCTACTTCGACACGACGGGCGTACTCGAGAGCCTCTTCGTGCTTGACCAGGCGCCACGGGTCCCTGGCGTTGCACCGGTTCCGTGCGAGCTCGGGCCCGAGTGGTCTACGTTTGAGTCTGACCTTGGTAATTTTAAGAGTGAATTCGTCAAGGCCCGGGCAGAGCTGACGCGGGCCACGTCCAAACTGACAAGTTACCAGGAGGAACTTTCGGTTCTCAAGATGGTCCACGATTCGGTGCGTTCGCCTGGCTTAAAAGAAAAAGTTGCGTCTCTTATAGACAGTCACGAGTCAGAGGGAATCGAAGCCCTGACTCTACAATGTGGGGCGGCGCTGGGGAGGGTGGAGGCGATGAAGAAGGTCCTGATCGACACGCACTCGGAGAGGTACGGTAAGTTTGCTTGTTTTGTGTGCATGGACCGCCTCGTTGACCTTTTCATCGACCCGTGTGGGCACGTGATCTGTGACCCGTGTTGGAGACGCACGACGAACCACGATCAGTGCCCAGGATGTAGGACGGAGATACACTCCGTGAAGAAGATCTATACGCTCTGACAATGGCGCAGTGGTAGCGCATCGGACTGTAGTTCCGCCGGCCGTCGGTTCGACCCCGACTTGTCAGAGAGGACCTGCATGCAGGTCCCCCTCGTTCTCCTGTAATTTAGCGGTAAAATAGTCGGCTGTTAGAGCGGCTTCGTAAGAAGTTGCGTAGGCAGTTGCGACCGACCTTCCCTGGTTCGATCCCAGGCGGGAGAGTACACTGAGCAGCACCCCTGCTCAGTGTACTTGATTTTCTAAGCATATTTCAGCACCTATGGACTTTATCAACTGGTCCTGGGACGAGAACCTGCACGTCACGGTGACACTCTCAGTCAAGCAGTACATAAAGCATCAGCCCGTCGACGTTGCGAACCTGGATGATATCATTCAGGACCTTCGAATCAAGGCGCGGTCCATGGTTATCGTCGTCGACTTGGTCGGGGCGAACATATTTCACCTAGATATTCGCAACCTGACGCGTCTGCTCGTCGACGTGTACCACGTCACCAAGGATGACCAGCTTCTCAGGGCTATCCAGTTCAAGGGGGCTCACTTTTTGTTTCGTAAATTGTTCTACCCCTTCAGCCTCGTGATTCCCCGGCACGTGCGCGACCTAATTCAGTTTATATAAAAGACACGAGTGTTAGACGTGTAGCGAGATGGCAGACCTCCTTGTGTTTTACCCGGACGGTCGTAATTTGCACATCGAATTCCTAGGGGCCAAGTATATCGAGCGGCAGCCAAGGACCCCAGCAGAGATCCAGGCCTTCTTCGAGAATGTGCGTCCCGTGGTCCAGCAGCTCGACGAGTATGTCGAGAAGAACGGTATGCGGGAAATCATGGAGCTCAATCTGAAGGATGTTCCTATTTCAAAGTTGAATTCTGAAACGGCAGTCCATCTCATCAAGCTTTTGCTCGAGCTCAGACCCGACAAGGGACTTCTTGACAAGATCAAGATTACCAACTCGAACCCAGTGTTCAATATGATCTACAAGGGGGTCAAGAGCACCTTGCCCAAGCGCGTCACAGAGCTCGTCGAGATCCAGGGAGACCACAAGTTTTTCTGAGTGTACAAAGTAATGCGAGAATACCCGTGGCACCTCAAAGAGGAAGAATTTCTTGGCAAAATTGAGAAGCAATGCAACGCGTACAACTCCTACTTTTCCAAGGACCACCAGTACTACCATGCTTTGTCGTCCCGTTTCAATATTCCTATTCTGATTGTCTCTTCCATTAACGCGCTCACGGCCATCTCGTTGAATGAGTTCCTGGACCAGAAGTTCGTGAGTATCATGAACGCGGTCCTGTCGGCTGGCGTAGGTATCCTCGGCTCTATCCAGCTGTACATGAAGATCAACGAGAAGATGGCGAATGCGCTGCGGTCGAGTATCCTGATGAAACGTTTGGCACTCAAGATTTCCAAAGAGATGAGCATCGACCGCGATGACCGCTCCACGGAGGGCCAGGCATTCCTACAGGAGTGTTTCGCCGAGTTTAACGCTGCGCTCGAACTTGCGAACCCGATAGAGAAGCGCATCAGCAACTTCCTGGCCCTCGGCGAGGAACCGCCAGCGTCCGTATCTCACGTCGGCTCAATGGTCAACATGGCCGCGGCCATCGTGTCGCGCTTCACGCCGTCGCCCGTCATTTCACCTGGTACGTCGCCACGTCCCGGGGACTCTCGCGCCAAAAGTCTTTGGGGCACGTTCGGTATTGCTGAAAGAGGCGAGAATTCCCTTCCAGAATCATCGTCTCCTCCAGGTCAGAGCGGGTCAACCCCGGGGGAAGAGTCTCCAAGAGTACCGGATGAAGAGCCGTGAGTTCAGGGCAGCGCAGGCACGCCACGGCAAAGCCGATGTCTAAGTCCAGGCCCGAGACGTCCTCACGGGCCCAGTAGTGCTCACATGCCTCGTTGGTCTGCTCGATGACGCAGTAGCCCTTGACCATAGACGCCTTGATACCCTTGTGCTCGAGGGTCTTGATCAGAAGCGCCACGTGGTGAACGATCGAGCCGCTCACGTTGTGCACCTTGAGGCGCAGCGCGAGGTGCTTCAGGTGGTCCATCCTTCTATGGTTCAAGGATTTTGTTTCCTTATGGTAGCGTAGCGATGTCACCGTTCATCGCTTTTCTGATCGGAATTGTGTTCGCGCTCTTCGTCACCGTTGTACTGGCGAATGTCATTCCCCCGGTGCCTTGCCCGGCGCCTTAAAAACCTAGCACCTGAGTAAGGTACTATGGACCCTATCCTGACCCCGAGCCTTTCACGGTTCACCACCTTTCCTATACGGTACCCGGATCTATGGGCACTCTATAAGAAAGCGGTCGGTTCGTTCTGGACCGTCGAAGAGATTGACCTCGGGGGCGACCTGAAGGACTGGGACACCCTGAACGCCAACGAGCAGCACTTCATCAAGATGGTCCTGGCGTTCTTTGCCGCGTCAGACGGTATCGTGTTTGAGAATCTGGACCTAAACTTCACGAAGGATGTCCAGATCCCCGAGGCGCGGTCGTTCTATGCGTACCAGGGGTTCAACGAGTCCATTCACGGCGAGACGTACTCGCTCATGATTGACAAGCTCGTCAAGGACCAGGACGAGAAGGCTGGACTGTTTCGCGCTATAGAGACGGTGCCCGCGGTGAAGAGAAAGGCCGAATGGGCCCTGAAGTGGATGGGCTCCAGTGTCGCAGGGGCCGCCCCTTCGGCGACGGACAGTCCCTCCGGAACTGGGACGAATTTCACACAGAGACTGGTTGCTTTCGCCTGCGTGGAAGGCATCTTCTTCTCGGGATCGTTCTGTTCCATCTTCTGGTTGAAAAAGCGCGGACTTATGCCCGGTCTTTCTTTCAGCAACGAGCTGATTTCTCGGGACGAGGGACTCCACCAGGAGTTTGCAGTGACCCTGTACCACAATTTGAAACAGAAATTGGACGACAACACGATCTTCCAGATTGTGACCGAGGCGTTTGAGATTGAGAAGGAGTTCATAACCGAGGCTCTGCCGTGTCGGCTGATCGGTATGGACGCCCAGTCTATGACCGAGTACATCAAGTTTGTGGCGCAGCGGCTCCTGACGCAGTTTGGCGTCACGCAACACAAGTTCCAGGCCACGAACCCGTTCGACTGGATGGAGACCATCAGCCTGGAGGGCAAGACCAACTTCTTCGAGAAGCGCGTGGGTGACTACTCAAAGCACATGGTCACCGAGGGTGACGGGATTCGGTTCGATGAAGAGTTTTAAGCGCGGGCCGGCTCTGGGACCTCGTAGAGGTCGAAGCCCGACGTGCGCGGCACGAACAGACGCATGAGCATGGTCACGAGCGCGACGTAGACCAGCGCGTGCAGGAGCAGACCCTTGGTGGTCGCCAACCCGTCAGCACCGGCGACCCAGTTGCCGGCGACGCCCCGCACAGCCTTGTAGGTTGCCGGGTTGGCGACGATCACGTATGCGATGAACGGGAGGATGGTGTAGACGGAGGCCATTTAAGAGTACCCGAGATAATTAGCGGTTGCCAAACGATTCTAGGTGCTGACGCGCCGCGTTGACGTTGTTCTTCGTATACAACGGGTTGGAGGTGAACGTCTGCTTCGCGTTGTGGAACGGGGCGTTGTTGTTGTTACTCATGAACGTTCGCTTGGGGCGCATGCGGTCGCGCAGAATCTTGTTCAGCTGCGGGATAGTCATGCGGTTGGTATTAAAGTCGAGAGGCGGGCGGTTCCTGAACTCGTCACGTGCCGGGATCTGCAGGGACAGCAGGATCTTGTCGACCGTCTTTTTCTGGCCCGCCGTGAGTCGTGGGTCGTTCCGGACCTTCTTCCAATTGACCGCTTTGTTTAGCCACGGGCCGCGGAGTTTGGCCATCTGACCCGGCTTTGCGGCCGTCTTCAGAATGGCGTGCTGCGCCTTGCCCGTCGATGCGTTGTTGGTCGATTTTTGAACTGAATTTAGGATGTTCTTGACTCGTAGAAGAACTGGAAAATTCTTATACAGATTGTTGCCAACGCCCCCCGAGGGCTTGTTGTTGGTGGCGGGGGGCGTCTTTAGTTTTCCTGCGCGAACCCACCGATGTTGCGCACCTTGGGCACGTTCCCATTTTTATTATTGAGATTGTACCGATTGTTGTTTGCCTTGTTTGCAAAGCGCCACGAGTTCCCGACGTTGTTGCGGACCACCTTAACCTTGGTGTTCGAGCCTGGCACATTGATGTTCATCTGGAGGGGCGCTGGAAGTCCCGTCTCGTTGGCGTTAACTCGCGACACGGCCGTATTAATCGCGCTGGTCTGCCCGGTTGGCCCGAGACCTGCAGCAGCGGCTCCGTTTGTAGCCGCGTTGGCGGCACGGTTAGGTGTGCTTGTCAGATTCGCCGCGGCATTGCCAGCAGCGCGCGCCGCGGCATTGTTCGCCGTTGACGAGCTCTGGCCCTGTAGGTTTGCTTGTGCCCGAGCCGCTGCGGCAGCCGCCGCGCTAGCCTGGTTCGAGTTAGCCCCGTTGTTACTCGCACCGTTCGCTGCAGCTTGGCCTAGTGCCAATGGCTTGGCGACCGGAGCAGCGAGAACGGCATTTGCGGCACCCAGGGCGGCTTTATTGTTCCCTCCCGCATTACCAACTGCAGCAGCCACCGCACCCGCAACCCGAGGCCGCTTGTTATTGATGAAATGCTTTAGCGCATTCACAACTTTTGCGTTGAGCGGTGGAATTCCATTCTTGTTGTTCGAGTTGCGCGCGGACATGTACCCGTTCACATAAGCACGAACATTCCTCTCAAGATTTTCAGCGGCCACTGCGTTTTTGTTGACTACGCCTACGAGGCGCCTAGCATTCGACCGGGGGATGCTGTTATTTCTCCGTTTAAATAGACCCGATAACATACTTTACCATTGGTACCGAGAAAAAATCGCGACCTCCCTGGGTCCCCGAGAGGGCACATAAAGGCTCGAACCGTAGGTAACTCAGTAAGCACACATGGCAACCCTCCGTATGTTCTCCGCCTTCAACCCGACCGAGATCACCTTCTCCGACGTGCGCAAGAACGCCAAGGGTGGCAAGGCTGTCTACCTGAATAACGCGGCCGACGGTCAGAAGCTGATCTTTCAGTTGCCCGCCATGCGCGCCCCCTTCGGTCTGAGCGAGTACAAGGACGAGGCGACCGGCCGCGTCAGTTACACCCTGCCCCTGAGCCTGGACAAGCCCGAGGTCCTTGAGGCCCTGACCAAGTTTGACGAGCGTATCCTGGACCATATCACGGCCAACTCCGAGGAGATTCTCGGCAAGAAGATGAGCCGCGAGGTGATCGCCGAGGGTATGTACAAGTCCTCCATCAAGAAGAGTTCCAAGGAGGGTTACGCACCCACCTTCAACCTCAAGGTGCTCATGAACCCCAAGGATGGCACGATCGCCACCGAGGCTTACAACGCGCAGCGCCAGGCTGTGCCGCTGAACACCCTGGAGAAGGGCCAGCACGTGAGCGCCATCATCGAGCTCAACCAGATTTGGCGCACCCCGGCTGGCGTCGGCGTGTCCGCGCGCGTCCACCAGGTTATGCTGGCCCCGACGACCAAGCTGAAGCCGTGCGCCTTCCTGGCCCCGGCCGAGGACCCAGTGGAGACCGAGGAGGTGACTGACGAGGACGACGAGATCGAGGTTGATGCGGAGTAATTTTGTGTGTAATTGATATGAACCTGTTCAAGTTTAGGCCCAATGAAAACTTTATTGTCCGAAAACACAAGGGTAACAGGTATGCGTTCCAGAGTCATGTTCGCATCAAGCTGCCCTCAAATATTGCGTATAAACCAAGGTGGGTCATCCGTGAGTACATAAAGAAGGTGAAGCCGGTTGCGGTGCGTCACACGCCCAACAGGGGCAAGCCGGGGCAGCACTCTACGTTGAACGTTCGGAAGCTTCTTTACCCGTCCGGACCAACCTACGAACCAAACTTCTTCCGGAACAACAATGTGATGCCAGTCCCCAAAAACTTTTCGTGCAACACCGCGTTCTACAAATTTAAGAACGTCCCGGAGATCGGAAAGACCGGGGGTAACATCGGGTCCCGGCAGTTTTCACCCGCGAACAATAATCAGTTCTCGAGCCGAAAGCCTTTCGCCGCCACGCGCAATGCTATGCGCGGCATCGTGCGCATCGGGAGCGGTCGGCAAGGCCTCATCTATATCGGGTCCTGGTCCCAAACGAGTCCGCAATACGTGGCAATCAAGGTGTCGCCATATGACTTGGCTGCATCAGAGCGCGGAGAGACCCAACCGGCCGTGGTGGAATTCAACAACCAAAAGGCCATCTGTGACCTCCCGGACCCGTACATCAAGGCGCACGTCGTCCCGGCCTATTCGCTCTTCAAGTGCCCGAACTACGTGGCGCAGTCAGAGTTTACGAGCAACAACCATCGCCGCCACAAGGATATCGAGCGGCAGGCCATCATCGTCATGGGGTATGCGACCGGCGGGTCGCTGCGCAACTGGCTCGCCAAGATGGCGGCGGCGCGGCCCACGCGCCTGAATGACGAGGTCATGTCCGTTATGATTTACCAGATTCTGCGGACCTTGTACAAGATCAGCCTCGCGCGTCCTGATTTCCGGCACAACGACCTTCACCTGGAAAACGTTTTCGTCAAGGAGGGCAAGAAGTACCCGACGTTCCAACTGGGAGACTTTGGGTGGTCGCGCATCACGAAGAACGGCACGAATCCGGCCGTGAACACCGTCAAACCCGCGAACCAGCTCGCAGGTGTGTATGGCGTGGGACCCGAGACGGACGCGCGCTACGACATGCACTTCTTCCTCAACGAGCTGCTCTCTTGGACCAAGCGGCACACGGGTGACGCCCGGGACGGGTTCCGCCGGACGATCCCTTTCCTGGAACGGATGGTTCCTGTTGGGTTTCGGGGTCAGAAGAGTGAGCACGTAATCGAGAGCCGGCTCAAATACCGCGACCCGTGCATCGGCCTTCCCGGTCTGCGCCGGGCTCTGAACGACGCGTTCATCAAGCAGGTTGATAGCGCCTTCATGAACGCCAAGACGCCCCCGCGCGTCGCGTCGCCACCCAAACCGCGCTTCGTGGCTCGTCCGCGCTCGGCGTCGCCCAAGCGCACATACACGAACGCGCAACTCCTCAACCTCCCGGGCGCACAATTCATGAAATTGAGCCCGGCGTCGCGAGCGCGCGCGGCGAAGCTTCGCCTGGAGCGTCGCGGGCCCGCCACTCCCGCCCGACGCAACTCACCGCCCAAGCCCGCCCCGAAGCGCAACTCACCGCCCAAGCCCGCCCCGAAGCGCAACTCACCTCCCAAGCCACCCCGGCCGTCTCCTCGGCGGGCTACTCCCCGACGCAATTTTCAAGTTAAATTGAGTCCCAAGTCTGGCCGGGCGAAGATTATGGTTCCAGGGAAGAAACGGCACGTGTACGCCAACCTTCAGACCCTGAACTTCCTCGAGCGCGTGGCTGCCAACTACGGTATCAACACAGCAGGTGTTCGGCGGAAGAACAATATGGCCGTAAAGATTTTCGGTCGTAAACAGTAAATGGCTCACAAGACTATCGCTATCGTTGCACTGCTAGTTGTTATCGTGGCACTCGTCTACTGGCGTAGCACGCGCGGGGCGTGCTCGTCAGGCTTTGCTGCCCATGCGCCATCCGACATGGGTTCCGTCCTCGTCTACGGCTCCAAAACGTGCCCATGGTGTGTCAAGCAGGAGGACTACCTGAAACAGAAGGGTATTCCGTACGAGTTTACGGATTGCACGACGGGTCAGTGCCCGGACTTTGTCAGTGGATTCCCGACGCTCGTTGTGAACGGCGAGGTGAAGACTGGTTACTCGGAGATTTGAATCCGTAGGATTCGAATCGGACCTAGAGCTTGAACAGCGCGATGCCGAGAGCCAGCATGAAGGTGTGCAGCAGCGAATCAACCGGCTTGAGGACCGTGATGTGCTTCACGAGCGTGCCGTTCCACAGAAACCGCATGAACGCGGTCATGATGACCACGAATGCCGTGAACACAAACAGGTTGTACAGAGCCTCGTTGCGGTCACGAGATTCTAGGACTGACTTCATTTTACTATTGTCACAGGAAAAAAATTGAGAGGCTAGAGTATGTACAAGACGGGCGCTGCAGCCATTCGCGCCCTGAAGACGAGTAAGGTCCTTCGAACTAAAAGAGGGAACCAGATCAAAGCTGGCGTGACGAACTTGAACCGGCTCGTGAGTTACGTAAAGTATAACATCGGCGCCAAGGCGCGTAGCCAGCCGAAGAACACGTCCCGCTCTCGAGGTGCGGCCACGCGCGGCGCGCCGAACCCCTCTGCGCCTGTGTACACGTGGGCTCCCTGGGGCACTCGGGGCGTCACACACGACAACTGCTACGACTATGCGTTCGGGTCGTACTCGAACAATCGCACGTCCAAAAGTGTCCCGGGCGACCGCTCGCGCAACCCGGCCATCGGCCTCACGTTCCGCACGTGTACAGGCATCGCGACGCGCGTCCTGGGCGACAACCCGGGCAACGTCTACAAGATGAAGACGGGCGGTGAGAAGCCCAAGCCGGGCTTCTACAAGGTGATGTGCTTCGTGGCACCCTCGAACGACTTTGGTAACTCGACCGGTGATTTCCACTGGTACAAGGAGATCCGGGCCGTGCGTTACCGTGTGCGCACTGGCGACACCATCACGGGCCTCGCAAAGTTCTTTAAGGTTCGGCCCGCTGTTATCACCGCTGCACTCGGCAGCTCTCGTGCCGGTGCCAACACGAATAATGGACGAATTGCCAACAAGAATTCCGATCTCCAGGTTCTCAAGAACTTTAATGAAAAAGTCAAGGGTGCTCGGTTGTCGCCGGGTAAGGTTCTGGAGATTCCAGTTAAATTGTGGTCCCACAAGACGGGGTGGGCTGGGGGCCCCCTCTTGATTGACGCTTCGGGTCACACGATCACTGACCCGCGCAAAGCAGACCGCAACTACAAGCCCGGGTTCCATTACACAAAGTTCTGTTCGGCGTATGGCGTTCGTGCCGGGTTCGCCAAGACTGGTAACGATGCTAATCGAAATGGACATTCGGCAAGCCTAGTTCTCTGAGAATATCTGCTAGCGCTTCGTTGGGGTCAATATCAAAATGAATATCCGTATAGAACCGTCCGGTCCCATTCGGAATTAAGTTTCTAAAATCGAGGCCGAACCCTTGGACGATGGAGGCGACGTTATTCGACTCAAAATCTGTCGTGGTGCGCTGCCCGTCGGCGGCGCGCTCGATGATGAGACGGCACCTGTAGGTCGGCACGTCGAACGGTTCGCGGCACATAGGGCAGGTGGGGTCAGGGCCTGTACACGTGGACTTCCAGCGTTCGATGCAGCGCTCGTGAAACTCGTGACCACATGGCAGCGCCCGAGTCCCGGAGTGAGTCATCGGTACAAAGCACACGGGGCACTGCGGTCCCTTGTGAATCCAACACCGCGTCTCGCCCTCGCGGATCTTGTGCTTGCACTCGCCCCCTGTGAGGGTCTGCCCGGTGCACCTGCGTTCGGCCTCGGGCTCCATACCAATGGGCCTGGGTTACTTTTCAGCTCCGTCGCCGCGCACGCGCCACCTCCATCTCAAGGGACTTTATCGCGTCCCGGTACTTTTCACGGATGTTCTCCTCTACATTTTTACGGAACACGACGATGGGATCATCGTCCTGTTCCATACGACACGTCGGGCACTCGATGCTCGTCTCGAACCACGTCATGATGCACCTGTTGTGAAAGGTGTGTTTGCACTTGAGCTTCTTGGCGGTCCCGCCTCGCCGGACCTCCTCAAGACAGACGGCACATGTGTGAGAAAGATGTACAAGGCACTTCCCGTCCTCCACCGCCACCCGGCGACATTTGGCGCCCGTCAGAGTCACCGACGAACAGTTCATGACCTGCTAGGATGCTACAAATTTCTTGGTGGATTTCCTCGGCGGACCGGTTCGCATTCACCATGTAGACCCGGCACGGCACATTACGAATCAGTTTCGCGTACTCCACGTCCAGTTCGTTGAGGTACTTGCGCGTGATGCCCGAGTCGCCAGCCTGGTGGCGCTTCTGGATATGCTCCCATGCGAGGTCCAGGTTCTTGGACAGGAACACATAGATGTCCGGGTGCCACGAGTACTGATCGTAGAACCGCGAGTACGTGGCATCCTCCTCGGGTGTCACCAGACCCTTGTTGACCATGACCGGCCAAAAGACCCACCGCGAACTGAGCAGGGACCGCTCGTAGACGACAGGCTCTTTGGTCTGCACGGGTCTCAGGGTCTGGAGAATTACCATGTGAAAATAGAATGCCCAACGCTTGGGGTCCTTGGCAAACTCTTCGAGGGGCCATTTCTCAATGGGCTCGCGCCGGACCTTCCACCCCTTCTTCTCAAGCAAACCGAGCTGGGTCGTTTTGCCTGAGCCGATGTTCCCGTCAATCACAATTCGCATTATAAATTACACGTCCGTCGTCTTTAGCTTATCGTCTGAATATAGAACTGAATAGGTTATTTGGAAGACGACCGAAGATCGTTCTACCGAAGGCGGTTCTCTTTCTGGACGCTCGACCGCGCTCGACCCTCTGGAGGGTGCGAGATGCCCGGTTGAAATTTGCTTTTAAATTTGCTATAGTACCTTGGTGGTTCAGATTGACATTGTTATAATTTCCGTTGTTTGGTTCCCAGGACCATGTATAGTACCGTGAAGCGTTGGCGAGTCGGCGCCACGTCTCTCCATTGTTACGGGTGTAGTAGAACTGTCCATTCTCAGAGTATATAGGTCTACCACTCCCACTAAGATATCGCGTCACACGTTTCACCATTCATATTACGTTAGAAATTACTGGTCCGCCACGATCGGCGAAGAGGAGACGCCGCCGCTGCACGCGGCGTTCTTAAGGGGGAGACCGAGCGCAGAGGGCTCGGAGCTCTGGATCAGCGAGCGGTACGCGCGATTGTCCTGGAACTCAACGCCGTTCTTGGCCATGATGGTATCGTTCATGATACGGGACGAGACAAAGTCGGTAAAGCAACGGCTATCGGCCATACCAATGCGCTGAGACATTTACAAGTGTCACATATTTTTATTGGCGTGCTGCGCCAGGACCGCGACCCACTCGTCGAAGGTGGCGCCCATGATCGTCTCGAACGTCTCGGGCGTCTCCACGCGCTTCACCATCAGCGTCGGGTCGATCTCGCGGTTCAGGACCTCGTACGCGCACACAATCTCGTCGAGCGTCTGCGCGCCCGTGACGCCAATTTTGCCCGTGCTAAAGATGCAGGCGGTCACCTGGCGCTGACCCTCTTTGGGCACAAACTTCACCTTGACGGCGGCGTAGCGGTCCGGCTCGAACGTCACCTTGAACTGGGGCTTCTTGGCCAGCTTGGCGATGATCTTGTTCAGGTTCACGCTGGCGTTGAGCGAGAAGTTCGTGTTGATCATCTTGATGGAGGGGGCGTCGACGGGCACGTTCTCCTCTGTCCCGAGGACCACCTTGAGCAGGAACGACAGCTGCTGTAGGATGCGCTTGCAGTCGTAGAGGTCCGAGCCGCCTGCGAGCTGGATAGAGCCGTTCGGGAAGATCTTGATGCTCTTGCGCGTGTACGCATCCTGGTACCCAATGGTGACCTGGTTATAAAAGCCCGAGTCGCGCATGGTCCACTCAAAGCCGGGACCCGTCGAGTCCTTGTTGCGCATGGTGACGCTCCCAAGTTTGACAAAGTTCTCGCGAAACTTGGGAAGGTCGATCTCAGTGAGAAACTTAGAGCACATGGTGATGGTGTTCACGCGGACCCACGACGGCGCCGGGCGCGCATGCTCCTCGAGGAGCGCGCGGCGGACGGCGTGAATCCGCTTGAAGTACGCGAACGTGTCCATAGTGCTACGGGACCGAAGGGGCGAGTTGACTGTGGACGGGTCCGGGCGGGTCCCTGTCGAGGACAGCACACCTATTTTTTCGCCCGACGGGCAGCCTGTCGTACGATGGCCGACAGGGGGGTCCGAAGAATGTTCGCCTTGATTACTTTAGCGTAGTACTTCTTTAGGTGGTCATCGTCGTTGTTGGTCACCTTGCGGCCGAGCATCTTGTTCGCCACGAGGGACATGAGCCGGCGTTTTTTCACGGCCCGGATGACGGTGTTGAGTTCATTGAGACGCAAGCTCTTTGGCTTGCGGCGGCGCGTCGCCGGTTTGCGGCGCAGGGGCGTCTTGCGCGACAGGTTGTTCAGACCCTCGAGCGCGTACGCGGCGTTGCGGTGCCCACCGAGCTGCGCCACGGCGTTCATGGCCGCGGGAGAGGTGCCCTTGAGCTCGTTCGCCTGCCGCCGGTTCCCGTTCGTCTCGTTGAGGTCGGCGGCCGCCTTTGCCACCTCGGGCGCGCCGCCGGGCACGGCCGCGATGGTCTCAAGGGCCTTGTTCACGCCGCCAGCGTTCTCGATCGCCTTGCTCTGGTTCGGGGGTAGGTTCGCCGCGGCGTTCCCGCCTCCAAACGGCCACCAGCTCGACCCCGTTTTGGGCTTGAGTGGAGGCTCGGGCCACGTGGGGGCGTTGTTGCGCCGCGGGGGCGGGGGCGGGGGCGGGGGCGCGGGCCCGAACGGACCCATCGGGCCCTGGGGCGGCAGGGGTCCCATGGGTGTGTACCGCCGCGCGGACCCGTTGTTGCTGCTACGGCGCGGAGGCTCGGGCCAGAAAGGCACGCCGCGGCTCCGTCCGTCAAACCCGGGCCAGAGGGCTCCGGCGCGGCTCCGGCCGTAGTTGTTGTTGATAGGAGGGCGCCCGGGACCGGACCACGAGAACCGCGCACGCACCGCGTTCGCCTTGGCGCGACGCTCCTGGATCACAAACTCGTCGCGAATTCGAGGCTCCCTGACTGCAAGGTCCCCGAGGTCTCGCTTCGCATCAAACAGCCGCCGCATCTTTTCATTCAGGTCCCGGGCCGGGGCCCGGAGCGCCGCGACGATCGCAGCAATGACGCGATTCCGATTACTTTCGGAGAGAGGGCCTTTGAGTAGGGCCATGAGTTCGGCCAACTTACGGTCAAAGTTGTAACTCGACGCTCGCGCCACTCGCCGTTCCACATCATTGTTAGGAAGGTTGGGGCGGTTCCCGATCCGGAAGAACGCGAGGGCGCGTTTAAACGGCTTGGCAATCAAGCTCACCAAACCTTGGTTGAGATTCGTGCCATCTGCAACGCTGTTCTCGACCGGCTCTTTGTGCTTGATCGCGTCGACGATAATGTCCGTGATGATGCGACTGTTCGCGTTTGCATTGGGGGCGAGGGTCTTGACCAACTTTTCAGTCACAGCGGTCGGGACCAGTCCGCGCTTGATCGCGAGTACGATCGCCATCGCCAGCTGATCGGCCGTAAAGGTCTTGACGAGCTTGTTCGAGTTTGCACGCTTGACCATCGCGCTCACGAGGGGACCGGCGGCAACCTTTGCATTCACTTTCTGTGCGGCATTTCGGTTCTCGGTCGAAACTGGAACACCTTTAATAATCGCGGCGACGATGGCGTCGACGAGGGCCCTCTGATTTTTTAGATTGGAATTAAGTATCCCATTACGACGTATCGCCATGGCCTGATATCACTTAAGAGAAAAAAACGTGTGTTGTCCAAGTCAAGGTTCGAGACCCACCATGAACCCTCAAACGCGAGTCAACATGCAGGGCCTTCTCAAGACCCGCCTCATCGCCCCGTACCAGCGCGAGGGAGTCACTTGGCTCGTCAACCGCGAGGTGGTCCAGTCTTACCCGGGCGGGTTCCTTTGCGATGAGATGGGCCTGGGCAAGACCGTCCAGCTCATCGCAACTATGCTCGCCAATCCCAAGCCGCGAACCCTTATAGTGGTTCCCAAGTCCATCGTGGGCCAGTGGTGCTCTGAGATTGAGCGGTTCGCGCCCAGCCTGTCGGTCGCGTCGTTCGACGGCGCCAAGCGCCACCTGCCCGACGTCCTGCCCGACGTGGTCGTGGCGCCCTACTCGATCCTGGCGCAGCGCTACGGTTGCGCGCCGTGCCCGCTCCTCAAGTACCAGTGGGACCGCGTCATCCTGGACGAGGCCCACGAGATTCGCAACCGTAAGAGCAAGGTCCACGTGGCGTGCCGCGCCCTGAACTCCACTATCCGGTGGGTCGTCACGGGCACGCCCGTCTTCAACAGTATGAAGGACTTTGTGGCGCTGTGCTCGTTCCTGGGCTTTCCACAGGCGGCGGTCCAGGGTCACACGGACGCGATCCGCGAGGCGATGGTCCTGCGCCGGACCAAGGATGACGTCAGTAAGTTCAACAAGCGCCTCGAGCTCCCGCCCTGCGACTTCCAGAACGTCGAGCTCGAGATGCACCCTGAGGAGCACGACCTGTACCTCGACGTCTTCGTCAAGGCCCAGACCATCGTACGGAACATCTTCGCGAACGGCACGCAACACCTGCACCAGATGGAGTTGCTCGAGTGCCTCCTGCGCACGCGCCAGGTGATGACGTGGCCGCAGCTCTACCTAGACGGCATCGCGCTCAAGGAGGACTCGGACCCCGAGCCGTGGTGCGGGCGGTCCCGCAAGCTGGAGGCCTTGCTCGATATGGTCGCGTCACACCCCACCGAGAAGGCCCTGGTCTTTGCGCAATTCAAGGGTGAAATGGACGAGATTCAGGAGCGTCTGACGAAGCTGCGCGTGCCGGTCGTACGGATAGACGGCACTGTGCCCAAGGAGCTCCGCGACGCGCGGATAGCCGCCTTCAAGGTGGGTCCTCCCAATATCGTGTTCCTGATCCAGGTCAAGGCGGGTGGCGTCGGCCTCAACCTGCAGGAGGCGACGCGCGTCTACATCACCGCACCAGCCTGGAACCCGGCGACGGAGCTGCAGGCGATCGGCCGCGCGCACCGCACGGGTCAGACCGGCCGCGTCGTGGTCCGGAGACTGGTCTACACGGGCACCGACGCGGCACCGAGCGTCGAGCAGTCCATCATGCAGCTCCAGGACGGCAAGGCGCGCGTCTGCGCCGAGGTGCTCAACGACGAGCGGCTCGCGACGCAGGTGCCCAACGTGGCAGTCAACGCCAAGACGCTCAAGCAGATTTTCTCAGTGTAATTACACGTCACACAATGGCCAACTACGCAATCGCACAACGCAAGCTCACCGAAATTCTGCGCGATTGTCCCAACGTCCCCGCCGCCATCCTCCGGTGTCTTTATGCGACCCGCAGGTACTTTCGCGCGCGTAGCACACCGCGTCGGTTGCCGTCTCCCCGGTCTCCCATGCGGCGCCGGTCGCCGAGCAACCGCCCGTTCCCGTCACCCTCATCGTCTCCCCGCCGCGCCAACAACGGCCGCCCGTTCCCGTCACCCTCGTCATCCTCGGGAAGCATTACACGGAGCCGTTAAAAAATGCGCATCTATCTTATGAACCTGGTCCACCGAAAGTTCCAGGTGCCCCGGCGCAAATGGCCCGTGTTGCCTCGCGGAATAGTCAATTCCGTTCAGAAATTGCTCAAGAGCGAGCACGTCCGCGGGGGCCTCCCGAACGCCAACGCGCCTCCCATGTATCTCGGCCAGAACCGCTCGACCGTAGCGCTGAACCGTCTTTTTCGCAACAGGAACGTCTCGACCCTACCAGACGGCGCGTACCTGTACCTCATCGAGTACGCCCCCGCCACGGGACAGTACCATAAGCAGTACGTGCGCGTGCTGGACCTGTTGGAGTGGGGGTCGCGTCACTTTCACCTGCCGACCCTCACGCCAGGGCGCGTCATCATCGCAGCCGGTGAACTCCTGAAAGAAAAAGGTCACATCAAATTCAACCTAGAAAGCGGAACATACACAAGAAACCTCATGCACGAGACTCGGGAATACATGTCCGAAAACAACTACAAGAATCTCGTGCTTGATGCATTTCAAAATGCAAAATCAACACAATTTACAAAACAAATTCTGGTCCCCCAGGTTCTAGGCAGACTCAAGAACCTCGCGCGGGTCCCGAATGGCACCTTGTCCTTCATGTTCGGGGGCAAGCCCACGGCCGCGCTCAAGAAAAGGCCGGCGTACCTGAAGCGTAATCTCAAGGCGAACCTGGTCGCAGCACACGCGCGGCGCGTCACCAACGGCAACTCGTCGAACAACAACGCGAGCCCGAGTCCTCGGCGGAGTGCACGCCGGCGGACTAAATAAAATGTAGACTAGTTTTAAATGTCTGCCGTTGGTTCCCGTGCCCAGGTGTTCCACGGTAACGCCGACCATACCGCCAGCGGCCTCAAGCGCAAGGACCTGAAGCTCAACCCCAAGGGTGAGATTGTGAGCAAGGCCAAGTCCAAGGGTGAGAAGAAGAACCCGTGGATTCAGGCCGTCGCCAAGGCGAAGAAGGCGCTCGGCATCCCCAAGAAGGAGTTTGTGCTCGTGACCAAGGGGTCCGAGCTGTACAAGAAGGCGAAGAGCTTTTATTCTTAGACAAGATCATGGCACCGCGTCGGACGAAGACCAGCCGTTCAAAGAGCCGCACGACCCGCAAGAAGGTTTCCAAGGAGGAACTCGTCAAGGTGCTCGCGCAGCTGCGGAAGATTTTCGCAGTCAAGAGCAAATGAAGTACGCGGGACTCTTGGGTCTCAAGCTGACTTCTTCGAACCGGATCGTGCACGGCATCTTCAACCGTCCAAAAAAGAGCATACGCCCCGCGGCAAAACGGGCGAGTCCCCGGCGGGTTCACACGACGTCTCGGTCGGCGCAGACGGCCCGTAAGAGCGTACTTGAACGGCTTTACAAGTCAATCCCCACGTTCCGTTGAAAAAATACGTCGACTCGACTCCGACCAGGCACGAAACCTCCTGCCCACGAAACAGGCCCTCACTCACCTCAGTGTTGACCTGCTTTGAATTCTCATCGAAAATGTAAACACTATCGTCAATCTTCAGGCGAAGAGACGCACCCTTGAGGTTGCTATTGAAAGGCTCTTGCGGGCACAGAGCCGTCTCGAGGTCGCGCCACCAGTTTAAAAAGGCTGGGTTCGACATGTCAACCTGGAACGAGCGGTACGAAGAGACGCCCCACGTGCACAGCCCTCGCGGAATCTGAAACCGAAGGGGCTCACCCTTGTACTTGAAACGGGTGCGGTCCTTGCCCGACACGACGGAGTCGATTTCAGCCTTTTCGATTGCGCTCCAGAGGACCATTCAGATAAAAATGCGTGTACTTTTTAAATGCAAAATTATCGCCCGAGTAAAGCGAAGCGCGCTACGAAGCGGCTCACGCCTGTCAAGGAGTCGCCCGTCTTCCCGCGCGTGTCGCCGCGCAAGCGGGCCTCGCCGGCAAAGTTTCGCCGGCCGATGCCTCCGACGAACATCACGGCGAGCAACGTGCCTAGAATGCTGAATGTGCATGTAGGGTTCGGGCGCCAGGGTCTCGTACCCACGTGGTCGGTACCTCGCAACCGTGCAAAGCTTCAGGGTATCGTGAACGCAGCGCAGAGGGAGTACATGGCTAGCAAATATAAAGAGGGCCCGCGGGCGCCCAACACGTTGACAAGGAGGTTCGTGAAAGAGTACAACGAGGCTCTCCGTGAGCTTTATGCCGCACACTTGAAGCAACTCAACATCCTCAACAACGCGCGCAAACCGTCACCGAGCTCGCAGCTGTCCCGTAGCCTCGACCGCTACGTACAGGCCATGATGAAGAGCATGCGGCGCTCGCGCTAGGTGCAGTGACCCGCGAAGCACTCGGCGCTAAGCCACCCGTCGTCGAAGATTCTTGTACATCTTCATCGGCATCGTCTCGCCATTTGACAGTATTCGAAATCCATGCATCATATTTGGTCCAAAATAGGACACCCTGAACGCGTTTCCATTGGGCATCCGTACGCGAATCGTATTTCCACCCTGGGGGACACCGCGCTGAACATTGAGTCTGATGTTGCTCGGAGGCGCGTTTCCGGTGGCGAGCGCCGCCCGAGCCCGTAGAATCGCGTCGAGAGGACGCTTCTGGTTGCGATAGTGGCTTTCGGCGATGAACTTGAGAGCTGCACTTTTCATTTTTGAGTTGTTGTTCGCCGGGCGGAAACGCCCTGTTTTCTCAACTTGCTTAGCGGCTCGGTACACATTGGTCCACCGATTATTCGCCTTCTTCTTTCGGGCCTTAAGCATGTTGTTTGCGTACGTATTTGGCGCCATGGCGGCCATAAGCGCGGCGCGGTTTCTTGGTGCCAAGTGTGCGTATACGGAAAGCAATGGATTACCGTTGAGTGTCGCCAAGTGCGATCCGGTACGCTTCTCTTTCCACACGTTCCGTATCTTTTGACCAGCGTTTTTCGTGTTATGCTTCTTGAAAAACAGGGTCCACGTAGGTGAAATGACGATGCTTCGACCAGTCCGAAAGTTCTTTTCTATAACCGGGTAGGTCCAACGAGTGGCAGCGAGGCGCAAATCCGGTCGAACGTCCAAGTTCTCTTCAAACGTGATGGGGCGTCTCCGGATTGCAGCATTGATATTGCGCAAATTCGCCTCTGTGAGGAACCTCATCGCATTTTTGTTCGACCTGACGAGTGAAATGTAGTTGTTTGCATCGAGACTGTTCGAGTTTGAGTTGGAGTTCATAATTTTATCTCGAGAATTTAAGTACAGTTGCACGCGTTCATGACCCGCGTGAGCCCCGAGCCCCTCAAGAGAACCTTGAGTTCCGTGAAGAACGGTTCACGATTCCCGGGCGTCACGACGTGTGCACCGTCGGGCGCCGTAACCTCTAGGTCATGAGGTTCTTGGGTCTCATTGATGACCGTGAGCCAGTTATCCATACGGTCAATCTCCACAGGTCTCCGGACGATATGAAAACCTGGGATCCGAAAGATATGAAGGGATTTTGATTCTAAATTGTAAATGAGTCCGTCATGGGACTTCAAAAGCCACCAGAGACGCCAAGCACGCGCCTCTCGTAACTTTTTGGGTCGGATTCCGAACGCAAGCCGAGTGTCGATGGGCAAGTCGGCCATGTTCAGGATTTTCCAGATGAGCTCATTGGGGAGCTCTGGGGTCAACATTCCCCATTTCACGTAAATAATCTTTAGCTAGAGTAAATGCCACCGTCCGTTAACCAGCAAATCCGCAACTATGTCAACCGCAAGACCAACGTGGTGCCTCAGGTCAACATGAAGGACCTTGCCGCGTTTGCCCTTGCCAACGCCAATCTCCTGTATCACAAACGCAGCAACGGGAAGTGGTACTATTATGCCGGTGGCACGCCCATGAACAAGAAGGCGATTCTCAGCGACCTGCGGATGATGCGCGAGTAGCGGCGAACAGCTCCTTGATCAACTGGGGAGGGACGGCGTAGCGTTCGTGCAGGTACACGAACCGGCCGCGCTTGTTCGGGCCGGCAAATGCCAGGTCATGGATAGGGTACCCCGTCTCCGGGTTGATACTGATCGCTGGACAGTCTGACTTGCATATTTTTCCTACAAAATTCTTAACGTTTGTCCAGATACGAGTTTGCTTCTTGTATGAGAACCCGTATTTGCAGTAAGAAACGTCATGGAACGGAATTCCGTTCATAAATTCTTGATATTTCAGGTGACCCGTCTGGGGATTCTCCATGAACCAAGATTTAGGTTTGAGGTACTTTATGATTTCTAGCGTTTTCTGGACTATGCGGTTCGCACCTTCGATGTCACGGGCGCCGACCGTCTTCGCCTTGGAGTACTCTGTGCAGGGCGGGCTGGCCCACACGACGTCAAAGTGCCCCGGCTTAAAGGCTGCCCTGTAGTCCCATGTCAAGATGTCGGTACAGATTGTGGGGTGCGACCTGATGCGGCAGTCGACGCTTGTGACGTCGTAGCCCGCCCCCAGTGTTTTGCGCAGGCTTTGTGTGCCCGCAAAGAGGTCGAGCACCTTCATTGTATCATTGGGCTAGGAAATGGTTGGGCGCACGCTACGCGCGACGAACGAATGTGCCGTTATTCGTTTTCCTGTAGGTCGCGTCACTTCTTTCAAGATTCCAGAGGTTGAATCGTCGGTTTTTGAGAAAAACCTTGCCATACTTACCACCACCCCAGTGTACGTACCCTACATTCCCGAAAGTGTTGCGAGGTGCAGGCGCGGCTTGAAGCGATTTCCGTGGAATCTCATAGAATTTGGCAGGGTATTTGCCTTGCCAATTCTCAGAATTAGGAGTGAACATATAGTATTTACCATTCTTGGCGAAGATCTTGCTGTTTGTTCCAACGGCCATATACACGTTGTTCCCCATCCGGTACAAACCGTTCCCGATTTTGAAAGTGTTGAGGGTTTTAGGTTTCGGCGCGGGCGGTTTACCCACGCCGGCATGATCTCGAGCCAGATTCCACACGCCCTGTTTTCCAAGTCCACTAAACTGACTGGTACTTGCTGCATAAAGCTCTAAGAATTTACTGATATCGTTGTTGCGTGCAGCATTGACCATCTGTTTCCATTGATTGTTTTTCTGCCAATTAGGTGTCATGTTTCTAGCTAGACGATATTTTTGTTTAGCCCGAGCACATCTCACACGACTCGGGGTTGGCGAGGGAGCAGGCTTCGGCGGCCGAAAGGGAAGCGACCGGAACAGTCACCTGGATCGCCTTGGCCTTGGCGCGCGTCCGCAGGTAGTACATACCCGTCTTGAGCCCCTTGCGCCACCCGTACATGTGCATGCTTGAAAGCTTGGCCAAGGACGGGTTCTCCATGAAGATGTTGAGCGACTGCGACTGGTCGATGTACGCCCCGCGGTCGGCGCTCATGTCGATCAGAGACTTTTGAGGAATCTCCCATACGGTCCGGTAGATCGATTTCAATCGATCCGGCAAACCCGCAACGTGCTGCACGGACCCGCCGTTCCGCACAATTTCGTTCTTGATTTCGGGCGTCCAAAGGCTTAGCTTTTGCAGGTCCTTGATCAAGTGCTTATTGACCATGACAAACTCGCCGGCGAGCGTACGGCGCAGATAGATGTTGGTCGTGTACGGCTCGAACGCCTCGTTGTTGCCCATGATCTGTGCGGTCGACGCGGTCGGCATGGGCGCCACGAGCAGCGAGTTGCGTAGACCGTGGGTCTTGATGTCCTCGATGAGCACGTCGAACGGAACGGTCGGCGCGGTGTCCCACATGTGGTACTGCAGAACGCCCTGGGACGCCGGCGAACCGGCAAACGTCTCGTACGGCCCCTCCTCCTTGGCCAAATGACACGACTCTTGGAGCGCCGCGAAATAGATGTGCGTGAAGATTTGCGTGTTGAGTTCGCGCGCGAACGGCTCGTCAAAGGAAAGCCCAAGCATCTGGTACACGTCGGCCAAGCCCTGCACACCGATGGCGATGGGCCGGTGGCGCATGTTCGACTTGCGGGCCGCCTCTGTAGGGTAGTAGTTACGGTCGATGACGCGGTTCAAGTTGCGCGTGACGACTCGGGTCACTTCGTGGAGCTTGTCGAAATCGAACGAGAAGGGAGCGACGCCGTCAGGCCCAGGCTTCACGAACGTCGGGAGACACAAAGACGCCAGGTTACACACAGCAGTCTCGTCAGGACCAGACACCTCCATGATTTCGGTGCACAAGTTGCTCGACTTGATCGTGCCGATGTTTGCCTGGTTCGACTTGCTATTGACCGAGTCCTTGTAGCACATGAAGGGCGTTCCGGTCTCGACCTGCGACTTGAGCACCGCGTCCCACACGTCACGGGCGCGCACCTTCTTCCGGTACCGGCCCTGGGCCACGTACAGCCTATAGAGCTCGTTGAACGCCTCGCCGTACACGTCGGGCAGGCCTGGGCACTCGTTCGGGCACATGAGGTGCCAGTCCTCGTCAGCCTCCACCTTTTCCATGAACAGGTCCGGGATCCACAGGGCCGTGAACAGGTCCCGGCAGCGCATTTCCTCGTCGCCCTGGTTCAGGCGCAGTTCGAGAAACTCCATGACGTCGGCGTGCCACGGCTCGAGGTAAAACGCAAAGGACCCCTTGCGCTTCCCGCCACCCTGGTTCACGTAGCGGGCCGTGTTGTTGAACACGCGGAGCATGGGCACTATGCCGTCCGCCACGCCGTTCGTGCCCTTGATCAGGGACCCGTTGGCGCGAATGTTCGAGCAGTGCACGCCGATGCCCCCAGACCACTTGGAGATGTGGGCACACTCCTTGAGCGTCTCGAAAATTCCCTCGATGCTGTCATCCTTCATGGCGACCAGAAAACAGCTCGACATCTGCGGGTTGTTGGTCCCTGCGTTGAACAGCGTCGGCGTCGCATGCGTGAAGTGCTTCTGGGACATCAGGTCGTAGGTCTCGCGGGCCCGCTTGAGGTCCGCGCCCGTCTCCGCGCCGTGAATACCGAGCGCCACGCGCAGGAACAAGTACTGGGGCGTCTCGCCCGGGTTCAAGTAGCCCTTCTGAAGGGTCTTGATGCCGAAGTAGCCGAAGAGAAAGTCGCGCGAGTGGTCGATCCACGAGTCCATATCGAGCGCCACGCACTTCATGAATTGGTCAGACACGATACCCTTGGCGTGGAGTGCTAGCATGGCATCCGAGAAGCACTTTGGGCTCGTCTTTTGCATGTTGCTCACGATGATGCGCATGGCGAGCGTCTCGTAGTCGGGGTCCTCTGTGATCATATGGACTGCGACCTCGGCGCTCAAGTTGTCAATCTCTGACGTGGACATGCCGTCGTACATACTCGAAAAGACCTTCTGGGCCACCTTGTCCGGCTGGACGTTGAGCTCTGTAAACTCGGCTGAGGGTCCTTTCAATTTTTGAATTCGCTTTGTCACCTTGTCGAACAACATCTCGACCACATCACCTGAACGCTTGGTGACCTTCATTCTAGGTACTCAAAGGTGGACTTTTTTAAGGCGCTTTTTTTTCGTGGTCCCGTAGTATATGGACGCGTTGGCTCAGCGTCACGCACTTCCGACGCCCCTGAGCAATGCATATTTCTCTGGGTTCAACCGCGAGCAGCTCCACGGTGACATCATCACCGCCATGCGCGTCAAGACGGGCTACACCCTCGAGCGCCAGAACGATTTCGACCTACAGGCGCTCATGCGTCGCGTTTACACCAACATGGCCCGCGACCCGTACTCTGACGTGCGTAGCCAGGTGTCGGCCATGAACAAGCGTGTGGTCAAGGAGGCGACCGCGACCATCTCGACCGGTATGCTCCAGCAGATTGTGTTCCTGCGGGACATCTCGTCCAACCCCGTGCCCCTGGCGGCGCCGGTCAGCACGAGCACGTACGGAAATAAATTGCCCTATAACAGCAAGGGGACCCTGTGATGCGCGCGCTTGACGACATCCTGTTTGGGTTCTTCATCTTTTTTGCGATTGACCGCATGGTCCGCCTATTTAGTAATGGAATTGTGGAGCCCTGGGCAGTGAAGCGTTCTGGGGACAAGAATGTGGTTGAGAATTACAAGCTTGGGGCTGAACTGGTTGCGTTGCTCTCGTGCCTGTATATCGTGTACCGGAACCGTGTGGTGTTGTCCCGGCTCAATAAGGCATGAGAACCCACACGAGCTTGCGCTCGACTACGGGCGCGTTCCACCCAGAATAAATGCGCGCCACCCTAGGCGACCAGCCACGACGTACGTAAGTGTGGTACAGACTTTCCATGGTAAGTGCAGTCAAATTACACGCGGAGCTCGGCAAGCTTCTTGATGGCGCGCGCGGCGGCGTGGGCCCGGCCGGCCGCCTCGAGCTCCTTCATGTTCGGCTCGGGTTCCGCCGGGATGGGGAACTCGGCGAGACGCGCGTTCGCCTTGGCCAGGCGCTCCAACGCCACGGTCTGACGCGGCAGGAGATCCCAGTCCATGCGCTCGTGGTGCTTGGCGAGCGCCTCGGCACGGCGGGCGGTGTAGGCTGCGAACAGCCGCTCCCCGGCCGCTCTCCCCGCGACACGGTCCGACTGGTTGGCCTCGGCCAGTTCGGCATCAGAGAAGGCCGTTATCGAGAGACGCCAAAAGTCGGCGAACTCCGCCTCGGCACGCTTCACAGCCTGGGTCGCAGCCGCTACGGCGTGCTCTGCTTTCAGGGCTTCGAGGACGATGGGGTAGTGCATCTCGACGGGCGAGGCCATTTCGGGGCGCGAGCGAGAATGGGAGTGCCCTTGGATCGGGTCCTCAAGAGGCCCGGCAAGGGCTTAAACACCTGGCTCATGTAGTACCCAATGAATAGGTACCGTGATGAAACGGCCATTATGTGCAAGTCGAAGGGCTGGGACAAAGCCCCCGTGAGCGTTGTGTGGATGCTCCTGAATGAAGAGATTGGCGAACTCGCCTCTTCAATCAGGCAGACCCAGCGGATTTACCGCAAAACTGGTCTCAAGAAGGACCGTGGGACTGACGTCATGATGGAGATGGGCGACGTGTTTAGCTACCTGTTTCAGTTGGCCCATATGCTCAACGTTGATATGGACGTTATGTGGGAGCTACACCGGCAGAAGGTCCAGACCAAAATGTACAAATAATAATGTGCACCCTATGTAATGGCGACTGCCGCTTTGGCCAATGACGAGTTGAGCATGAACCGCTTCAACCCGTACACGTGGTCGGGTTCGTACGGCGTCAACACCGACGGGTTCGCGAAGGACGTGTACATGGACGGCTCGTACTACACGCAGCGCAGCGACGAGCCCATGGAACAGAACGCGGTCGTCGAAGGCTCGGAGCGCAACCTTGTGAGCAGCATCTTCTTAAAGACGGCCTCGGTCGACCCCGCGCCGACCGCGCCTTTCCCGGCGCGCAAGTACGAGTGGGAGGACGGCACGACGTCATGGTACCGCCCGGGCGCGTCCACCGGTGCGTCGTTCGGTCCGCTCGAGCAGCTGCTCAAGGCGGCGAGCCCGGGCAACCTACTCGTGTGGCTGGTCCTTGCGGTGATCGCCCTTCACATGTACCGGACGATGAAAAAATAAAATGCGTCTGATGATCAGGATATGAATCACCGTCGTGCCGATCGTCTTCCCGTCCTAGGACGAAATGACCGGATGGCGCGCCGTGAAGAGGCGCGGCGCGTCCGAAACGCCAACGCTCGCGCCGCCGACGCGACGAGGCGCGCAAATGCCGCCAATGCCCAAGCCAAGGCGCGCCTGCTTAAGAGCTTCAACTTGCTGAAGAACTTGGCAAGGAACGGTGGCTACCACGAGTACATCGATCTGATTGGCGCTGTCCGGAACTTCAGCGCCGCACCTCACAATTCCCCCAATCTAGACCGGCACGCGAACGCCATCTTTAGGGCGTACGCCGCGATGCCTGGCCCGGCCCGGTCATTGGGTACCAGGACCAAACTTAAGCTTCTCGGACACATCCGAGCGTTGACGGGTCAATATTCGACCCGTCACTCGGATGCCATAAAGAATGCTTCACTGCGGTACGGCCTTGGGTCGCGTCTGGGGTCAATCGCACGCTTCATGGTGCGTTAAATAGCCGTGACCTTTGGAGCCTGGACCTTGACCAGCTTTTTCGCTAGCGCGTCCTTTTCGGCGCGACGCCGTTCAGTCAACTTGGGGCATTCGTGCACCTCAAGCTGAATGCACCGACTACAAAAGGACCCCTCACATTCCCGACACGTCATGAACCTCGGTCTGTGGCGGCACCCGTCCGTCGTCATCTCCTACTATCTCACATACAGTTTCAGTCTTAAACTGGGGGTCGAAGGGCGTGTCGTCCTCGTCGAGTGTGCACAACCCGTGGGTCCGCCCTGCACAGATTCGGTCCCACGACGCCTGCATAGCGGGCAGGTTCGTCCTGAACCATTCACGGTCCCGCGCGATGCGCACAACCACAAACTCCTCAGCCTTTGGGGGGTCCACGCTTGCCGGCCGGTACTGCACAAAGTCGCACTCCTCCAGGTCCGTCACCTCGAGCAAGAGCTGAATCTGGGGAAGGTAGTGCTTGGGCACCTTTGCCTCGATCTTGCGGGTCAGTGGGCACTTGATCTCGAGGAGCAGACCGTCCTCTGTGATGCCGTCGGCCGAGCCGCCGAGCCACGGGTACTCGCGGTGACGCACGAGCCCGATCTCGTGGGACTTGTGGCCGCAACGCTCGTCGTACAGGTCGCGCACGAAGGGCTCGAGGAGCGTGCCGTGGGCCGTCGCTGCGTTGCCACCCCACTTGGTTCGCAGGACCTTCTTCTTGACGAACGCGTCGGGCGACTCGTACCGGTTCTCACCGATGGCGCTGGCGACGTCGCTGGCCGTGATCATGTTCTCACGCAGATCTAACCATTCCTGAGTTCTTTGATCGGCGTATTCTGCCGCGAGGAGCTCACGGACCCTTTCGAGGAGCTGGGACATCTTTGTTTTTGAAGCGCGAATCCGTCTTAAGTACAATCTCAGCCGCGTTCTGTTCAGCCTGCTTCTTCGTGAGTGCAAAGCCCGAGCCACAGTCGAGCCCGTCGACCACGACCGTGATGAAGAACTGGTTGCCGGCGTGGATGCCGTCGACGCGGTACTCGGGCAGCGGGTACTTGAGCGCTTGGCACCAACGCATGAGCTGGTCCTTGTAGTTGTCATCTACGAGCGACGTGGTC